AATCATTCATATTGCCATGGGAACAATTTGAAAATTCATTCATTTTAACGGATGAGGATTCTGGATATCGAGTAATTAAATTGAAATTTTTTCGCAAGATTACTTGGTAACGAAACTAAAAATGCTTATATTTATATACGAAAAAGGATATCATGAAAAAAAGGGAGATACGGCTCTTATTTTTTCTTTTACTTGGATTTAACAAATTAAAACATTATAATAATTTAAATAATTAATCTTTTTATTAACTTTAACAAATTAAGGAGTACTTATGCCATTAGATTTAGACGCAATCAAGAACAAGTTAAACGCGCTTAACAATCAAGACAACAAAAAGTCAAACACATGGAAGCCATCAGAAGGTAAACAACGTATTAGAATTGTACCTTATGTGCACCGCAAAGAAAATCCATTCTTAGAGCTTTATTTTCACTACGATATTCCAAAACGTAGTATGCTTTCCCCGATCACAAACGGTAATCCAGACCCAATTGTAGAATTCGCTGAAAAACTTAAAAAGACAGGTGATAAAGATGACTGGGTAATGGGTCGTAAAATTGAACCAAAGATGAGAACATATGTTCCTGTCATCGTAAGGGGTAAAGAAGAAGAAGGTGTTAAATTTTGGGGCTTTGGTAAAACAATCTACACAGAACTTCTTTCGATCATTGCTGATCCAGATTATGGTGATATCACTGATTTAAGAAATGGACGTGATATTGATGTTGAATTTACACCTGCAGAAGGGGGAGGATATCCTAAGACTGCAATTCGTGTGAAGCCAAATCAATCTGCAGCTACTGAAGATAAAGCTATTGCAGAACTTATCATGAAACAGCCTAAGATTGAAGATATCTATCCAGAACCTGAATATTCAGATCTCGAAGATGCTCTTAAAGCATGGATGAATCCAGAAAATGCTGATTCAGATGTAGAATCAAATACATCAGCTCCAGCAGAAACAATGGATAAAGTTGCATCATCTTCTCCAAAACCAACAGCAACATCAGATGTAGGAGCTGCATTTGATGATCTTTTCAATGAATAAATAATAAGGAGTAATCAATGGCTAAAAAGTCAAAGAGTAAAGAAGAACTGGCAGATTCGTTAGCAGAAACATTAGCTGCAGCAGTCAATACTCAGTTCAAAGGTCAAAATTATAAGACTGCATTCTTTCTTGAGGGTGATAACGATGCTCCAACCAATGTAAAAGAATGGATATCGTCAGGACACTCAATGTTAGATTTGGCGATATCCAATCGTCCTCATGGAGGGTTTCCAGTTGGAAGGATCACAGAAATTACTGGTTTAGAAGCTTCGGGTAAGTCACTATTAGCAGCCCATACGTTAGCAGAGACACAAAAGAAAGGTGGATTAGCAGTTTATATTGATACTGAATCAGCAACATCTGCAGAGTTTTTAACTGCTATTGGTGTTGATTTAAAATCAATGCTTTATGTACCATTAGAAACAATTGAAGAAATTTTTGAAACGATTGAAACAATTGTCGAAAATGTACGTAAGTCTGACAAAGATAGATTAGTTACAATCATAGTTGATTCAGTAATGGGTGCATCTACCAAACAAGAAATGAGCATGGAATATGATAAAGATGGTTATGCAACATCTAAATCTATTATTCTTTCAAAAGCCATGAGAAAGGTAACTAACTGGATTGCAAGAGAACGAATTTGTTTGATTTTTACAAATCAGCTTCGTACTAAAATGGGAGTTATGTTTGGAGATCCTTGGACAACTTCGGGCGGTAAAGCTATCCCCTTTCATTCATCAGTAAGATTGCGTCTCAAAAACATGGGCCAAATCAAAGCAAAAATTAATGGTCAAGAACAAGTTGTTGGAATCAAAACAAGAGTTACAGTCGTAAAGAATCGTATGGGGCCGCCTCTTCGTAGTATCGATTATGAAATATATTTTGACTCTGGTATCGATAATTTTGGTGGATGGCTTAAAGTAATGAAAGACTTTAAACTTGTTAAACAGGCAGGCGCTTGGTATACATATGAAGATATTGATGTAAATACCGGAGAAGTATTTGAGGAATTTAAATTTCAATCAAAAGACTTTATTAAAATTGTTCTTAAAGATCATAGTGTTAAAGAACGTTTGTATAACAGAATATGCAATGAATATATATTCAAATATCAGGCAGGTGTACATGGTGGTATTGATGATGTGATAATTGATGAAGAAGTTGTTAACGAAGAAGGGTAAATTATATCAACCAAACAGAAAGCTGAGGAGAAATCTTCAGCTTTTCTTGTGTATATTCAATAAATTTAATATAATATAATTATATGAATAAGTATCAAAAATTATTTCAAGAAATGAAGGAATCAAAGCCTTCATTAGATCAAAATGTTAATGACCGGATATTGTGCTTTGACGGCTTAAATACCTTTATCAGAGCTTTCGGAGCAACCCCGGCTACAAATGAAGATGGAGACCACATTGGAGGTATTACAGGATTTTTATATTCTATTGGTAAGTGCGTACGTGATTTTAAACCCACTCGTTGTGTTGTTGTTTTTGACGGTCGCGGAGGGTCGAAAAGACGAAAAGCAATCAATAAATCATACAAAGCAAATCGAGCAAATCGAACAAGATTAAGACGACACGACCATGCAATGGCTACTATTGAAGATGAACAAGAAGCTATGCGTCATCAATTTTCTAGATTAGTATCTTATTTAGATAATTTACCAGTAACATTTCTTGCAATCGATGGAATTGAAGCAGATGATACCATTGCATATATTGCTGAATTATATCGAGATAAAAGCAAAGAAATTACGATAGTATCAACTGACAGAGACTTCTATCAAATGGTAGATGATACAATTAGAGTATGGTCACCAATCAAAAAGAAAATGTATACTGCTGACACAGTATATGAAGAATTTGGGGTAACTCCTCAAAATTATGTAGTGTATCGTACATTTACTGGTGATAAGTCTGATAACATTGAAGGAGTTCATGGTATTGGTCCAAAGACACTATTAAAACATGTTCCGGAACTTGCAAGTCAAAAAGAATTTACGCCTGATGCAATGTTTGAAAAGTCAGAACAATTATTGGATGAATCTAAAACATATAAAAAGATTGTTGAAAGTCGAGATATTATAGAACAAAATTATCAGCTTATGAATCTTAAGCTCTTAGACTTTTCAGCAACACATACTTCTAATATCAGAAGAATTTTAGAGCAACCTATTCCGTCTCTGAATAAAACAGAATTTCAACGACTGTTCATGGAAGATAAAATGTGGACTACTATGAAGAATGCTCCAGATTGGTTGAATAAAACATGGTTGTCTCTTCATGCATTTGCTCAACAAACACAAAAATAATATTTGTATAATACAGTTTTTTTATTATAATAATATATGACAGATTCTTTAAATGATTATGGGTTTTCATTCCAAGTCAAAGTATTGGCTGCAATGTTTACTGATCGAACATTCTTACAACAAATTGCAGACATCATACAACCAGAATACTTTGAGTCAGAATCAAATAGTTGGATACTTGAAGTAATATTGGGTCATTTCCGAACGTATAAGACACCTCCTACAAAAGACGTTCTCAAGGTTAAGGTAACTGAGATAGACCACGACGTTCTAAAAGTTGCGGTTGTAGAGCAGCTTAAAGAAGTATTTCGATACATGGAGTCAGATGACTTGTCTTTTGTTAAGGATGAAATACTTAGATTTTGTAAGAATCAAGAAATAAAACATGCAATCATGGATTCTGTTAGTTTATTGAAGAATGGTAATTATGACGAAATCAAGACAAAAATTGATTCTGCAATGAAAGCTGGTGCTGATACTAATATTGGGCACGAATACAAATCACAAGTAGCTTTAAGGTATAATGAAGCAGCACGACATACAATAACAACTGGCTGGGATGTAGTAGACGATTTAATGGATGGAGGATTAGCGCCAGGTGAGCTAGGTGTAGTAATGGCACCAGCTGGAATTGGAAAAAGTTGGCTTCTTATTAACATTGGAGCAAATGCAATACGTAA